CATGAAAACCGCGACGATGAAGGACAGCATCATCACGGAAAGAAGGACGCAAAACCAAACGACGAAGCGCCAAGAGAATTGGGCCACGGCGATATCCTTTCGATGTAAAGGAGGTAGTCTTACGGAGAGCCTCTGAAGGCGAGCCACAGCAGCCCGAGCGCGCCGGCCACGACGATGCCAACGGCTGTCACCAAGCTTTGCTGCTTGATGGTCGCAACGGACTCGCGCCAAGAGCGCAAATGCGCCATGTCCTTCTGCATTTCGACGGGATCGCTGGCGTCGATGCCGAGCTGCAGAAGCGTTTCGGAAACGGCTTCGGCTACGATCTTTTTTAGTTCGTGCTCAGTCACGGCGCATTCCCCTCAAGGTTTGCGGCCACATTGTCGTAGTGATGAGCACACCGCTGGACGCGGGCATTGGCGCGGTCTGTCGCGCGGCGTTCGCGCTTTAGGACGGAAATCACCTCGTCGCCCACTTTGAGCGGCGCGTGCGGTTCCATCGCGCGGCAATCGTTCGGAAGTGCCGGAAGATGCACGCCCGCCGCAACCCGACCCTTTTCCGAAGCGGATTGATGCAACATCCGCTCAAGGCTTGAGCAGGAAATCAACGTCGGACTGAGTAAGGCGACGAGCGCGACCTTCAGCGGCCAACTTGGCTTCATTTTCCTTGATCCTCTGTTCTTCGGCCGCATCGGCTGCACGGTTCTGCTCTTGCTCGGCTGCGAGCAGTTCGGCATATTGGGAAAGGGCTTTGCGGCCGGCGGCGAGCTGGCGTTCGGTCTCGGCAAGCTTGGCCTTTGCGGCGTCAAGTTCGACTTGCTTGACGTAGCCGGCGAGCGCGGCGTGACGGGTGCTGGCATCATGCGCGGCGAGCCAGACACGAAAGCCGATGACGGCAAGGACGACGGCGAGCGCTCCCGTGACGACGCGGCCGATCTTTGTGCCGATGGCGAGGTCAAGAATCCATATCATCGGATTTTCATCCCCCGGATGTAACCGGCCAGAACCTTGGCGACGATGTAGGCGCCAACAGCGCCGCCGATGGACAGAAGGCCGAAGAGGAAGCAGAGCATCAGAGCCCCCGCAGACATAGGGCGCGCTCTTCCTGCCGGCGCTTGGTCAGTCCTGGAAGGCGGATGCCGCGCGACTTGTCCCACATCAGCAGCGCATCGCAGGCGCCGCGTAGGTTGCCCTGATTGGCGCGGCTGGCGACTGACGATTTGCAGAAGTTGCCCGTTCCCGCATTGTAGGTGAAGGACAGGAACGCGGCGTAGGCGTTATCTGGAATCGTATCCGGTGAAGCCAGGCATTTGCGCATGCCCGTCTCGAATTCAGCGAGCCGGGAGATGAACATGTCCTTACACTCGGCTGGCGTCTTGTGATCGCCCATTTTGACGCCACGGGTTTCCCCGAAGCAGATCGTGGGAATGCCCACCGGATCTCGGTAGGCATAAGTCCGCAGACCTTCAAATCCAGACACAAGTGCGACGACGGAAGCGGCAAGCGCTCCGCCCTTTTTAATGCGGCTCATCAGGAAATCTCCTAGAGGTCTTGATCGATGAAGCGGCCAACCAGCCCGGCGATCCCGAAGAGCAGGCCAAGGATGGCGAACGTCAGGGGCGGGATCGGGAGTAGTCCCTGGAAAAGCGCCCAGCTATCTCCGATAACGCCCAGCAGGCAGACGAGAGATGCGGCCCAGAACTTCACCGAATGCGCGCGAAGTGCGACAGCGCGACGATTGGAGATCAGTCGCAAGGTTATACTCCAATATATTGTGGAAGACGGCGATCGGACCTTAGGCGCTACCGCTTTCGGCCTATTGCCGACAGGGTTAACCGGGCGAATTCCAGCGAAAATTCAGCAACTTATCCGATAGAGGTATTCGCCTCCAAGTCCATCGCGGTTAACAAATTGCTAATTTTCCTTTGACTCCAAGAGCCTAGCGGGAACAGGATCAGGCTCGGGATCAGGGGGATGAGCTCGAAAGCACCTCTGTCCGGGTATTTGGGTAACAGGGGTTCAATATGAAGAAGCTTCTCAGCATCGCGAAGTCATTCCAGGTCGACGATAACGGCGCGGCCATGGTCGAATATTCGATCCTCATTGGCATCATCACCGCAGCGGTCATCACCATGATCGTGGCCGTCGGCATCTATGTCGGCGGCGCTTGGGGCAAGCTGTGCTCCAACCTGCAGGCCCACGAATCGACCGTCGGCGTCACGATGAACTGCACCTGATGACAGTTCGCGCGCCCTGAACCAGCGCGCTTGCGATAGATGGATGGTTCTTTCTTGGAGGTTAGGACCAGCCAGACTATCGGCCTAGGAGGGGCCGGCGTTCGTCGCGCCGGCCCTTTTTCTTTACAAGAATGAAGCCGCCGCCGCTCGCTTGAGATTGCTGGTGGCGCTGGAGAAACCGGGCGCGACAGCCTGGTTGAATTCAGTGATGAGGCAGGAGAACCATGCCATGGAATCCACCGACTCTGCCGTGACCTGGCTATCCTTGTTGAGCGTGTCGGCGCCGCTGTAGACGGCGCTGATCGTCTCCACGGCGCCGATCATCACGGCGGATTCGATGAGGAAGCCACCATCATTGACCTGCATGCTCGCGGTGGAAACGGAGGTGTTGGTCGACGAAACGGTCTTGCTGTCCATAGGCGTGAACGAGTAACGGCACCGGGTATCGTAGGCCACGCCATACATGCGAGTGCAGCCACCGCTCATGGTGATGACGATATTGCCCGTGGTGCCCGTCGAGAGAGGGAAGCGGAAGATCGCGGTGCCACCGGACGTGCTGCCGACCTGCTGCACCAGCGTCGCGGCGACACCACCGACCGTGACGCTGGAGACTGTCCTCGAAACTGTCGAGCCCCAGGCGAAGCAGATGACGAGTTGCCGCAACGCATTCGCGGTGCCGATGTTGACGCCGTTAAAGGTGTAGGTGGTAAGGTTCGTGTCGTCGCTGAAGCTTCCGGCCAAGATCGGCGCATAGGCAGATCCCGATAGCGGAACGAACGACCCTGCATCGGCAGCTATGCCGACCGCGCTCGGCTGCGACGCCGTGATGTTGATGGTGGAATCGGCTGTCGTGAGGATCGACGCAGTTTCCAGCTTGTATGTCGAGACGGCTCTGTAATCGTCCTGCGAAACTGCGTCGGAACCTGATGAGCTGATCCCGCCCGATGGCAATGTGCCTGCGCGCGCCTGGGTCAGCACGAAGCCGCCGTTGGCGATCTTGAGGTTGCTCAAGGTCACTGATGTGCCGGAGCCGAAGCCACCTAGCCCATGCACTGGCTTCACCCCGGCCGTGGTCGAGCGATAGACCGCACAATTGCAATTGGTGGCGCTGGCCGCCGTCGTAACGACGATCGTTGCCGTCGTGCCTGTAGGCACATCGGCATAATAGATGCCTTGCGGTCCGGCGCTGGTGACTGACCCGTTGATGACCTTCTTGGCCGTCACGCCCCCGATCGTGACGGACGATATGCTGGTCGAGCCTTGCGTGAACGAAATGACGGCATAGACCCTGCGGTCTGCGCTGGCGGCCCCTATCGCCACCGACGACATGGTGAAGGTGGTCACCGATGACGACGTGTCGGCCACGACCGTGAGGAATTCGATCAGAGGATCGACGGCCGCAAACTGGTCAATGGTGATTGAGAACGGTCCGGCGTCGGCATTGTTGAACCAGAGCGCAACGCCGAAGGTGACGACATCCGACACGTTCGAAAAGGGCGACAGCGATTGCGCGCTGAATTCCGTGTTCCAGGTCGATCCGTCGGAACTGGACTGCAGCGTGTAGGTGGTGCCGTCGACCGAAACCGTCAGCCGCAGATAGTTCGGCCCCGCCTGCGTGCCGGAGGCGGCCGCTCCGCCGTCATTCGTTGTGTGGCCGGTCTGTGCGTTCCAGCCGTTGGGCGGCGTGCCATAGACCTGGTATTTGTCGAGCCCCGTAGAGCCGTCGCCGCGAAGGCCAGCAATGTGGAAATCATTGTTCGTCTTAAAGCCGAAGCCGACCATGGCGAGCTTGCCCTGCTGGGCGAGTTGCGCGAATTGCGGCGTGTAGCGGAAGGTGTATTGCCGGCCGGCCTGCACGGTAGCTAGCGGCACCACGAACTTGCCAAAGGATCCGGCCTTGACCTTGCCCTTGATCGTCGTGTCGCCGCTCGACGTCGTGGTGACGACGGGATCGTCGATGCCATCGCCGGAGCCGGTTCCGCCACCGACAATGACGGCAGCGCCAGGCCCACGTCGACCAAGCAGATAGGGCGCAGCGGTCATCAGGCGGCGCCCTGGAAGCCTTCAAGGGTCGCGATCCATGTGGACTGCGCAATCGGCGAGGCGATCGCCTCCAGCGTCTGCAGCAGGCCGAATACCGTCTTTGCGCCTGATGTCGGCAGCGTGATGATGCGCGAGCCTTCGTCCGGCACGAAGATGCCGCCGGAACCGTCGCTGAAGGTGCGCATCGTGCCGGACAGCGAGCCGATGAAAGTGGCGCGCGGATTGGAGAAGGCGGCATTGTCTCCTGCTCCGACCGTGGGCGAGGCCCTGAACAGCCACATGCGCATCGCCTTGCCAGCAAAGCCGGTGTCGGAGGTGATCAGGCGCAGCCGCTCGATCGTCACCAGATCGTCGTTGACGTCGGACATGGAGAACGAGAATGGCGTGACCGATCCCGCCGTCGTGCTGTTGGCGACGGCATCGTTGGCCGCATAGGCATTCGTGTCGTTCGGCCGCGTCATCGTGGCGGCAACCGCCTCAATGAACTTGGTCTTGACCTTGCCGATCAGGTTGGTTCCGGCAGAAAGACCGACGGTCCATGTGCCGGACTGGCCAACGGTCCAGCTTCCGGATTGGCCCACCGACCACGATCCGTTTTGATCGACCGCCCATGTGCCGGATTTCGACACAGGAAGCGCCGTGCCAGAGCCGTCGACCTTCAGGCCGCCGCCGGCACCGAGCGCGGTGGGCAGCAAGCCGATCAGCGACGTCAGCCTCTGTGCGATGCGCTGTAGGCGCCCGTTGATGCCGCTGGACGCCGTATCTGTCGTCGGCGCGGTTTCCGTGAGCGAGCCGATGCCGGTGACCGCCGGATCGTCGGATGCCAGCGTTACGCGCTGGACGGCTGCGGAAACAGCTCCGGCCCCGCCGACCGCATCAGTCGCGGAGCCGTCCGCACCGAGCGCAAGCTTATTGCGCTGATACTGCACGCCGCCGATGTCGTCGGTCGCGACGGATGAGCCGGTACCCGGAAGGGTCACGTTGTCGGTCATGCGATTGTCCCTTGATTATGCGGAAAGCGTCGGCAGCAGGCTATCGTCTTGCGGATCGAGCACGGTGAGCGATTGGATGCGCGTTTCGGCGAAGACGAAGCCACCGGAGTTGCCGCCGAAAGCCGCCGTCGTGGGCGCGATCGAGAATGTGTCGGGATCGCCGGAATAGGTCACGACAGAGCGGCCGTCGACGGAGAATTTCAGCTTGGCGTTGGTGCGCGTCACCGCGACCTTGTGGCCATTGTCGCCGACAGCGGCCGAACTATCGACGGCGCCCCGGAAATGCGCTCCCGAGAAGTCGGACACATTCATGAATTCGCCGGAGCTTTGCCGCTTTATGATCAGGCCGTCATCGCTGGTGCCGGAGTTGATGATCGCCAGCGGGACAATATTGCCGGTGTAGTCGAGATGGTCCCATGCGAGCACAAGCGTGTAGTTCGCGGTCAGCAAAAGCGTGAGAAGATCACCGATGATGTCGACCACATCCTCGGTGATGACCAGGCCATCGGCCGTGACCAGTTCAGGGTTGGCGACGACATCCCCTGCCGTGACGGTGACGCCGTTGACCGTATAGGATTCTGTCAGGAAATTGATCACGGTGCCTTCGATAGGCGGAGGACCGCCGCCACCGAACGACATGAACGGATTGAGCAGTCCGGTCACGGCGTGCGCGTCCCGATGAGGTAGGCCTTGAGCCCCTTGGCACCGGTGCCGGCGCTGGTGATGTCGAATGTGAGCTTGTCGCCCTTGGCGAACGAGGTGGTCGATAGAACCGCCGCAGTGCCAGTGAGACTGGTGTCCTCGCTAGCGTCAACCTTCGGTTTGGTGGAGAAGATGGTCGAGCCGTTCTTCTTGACATCGATCTCGACGGCGCCGGACGAACTCTGGTTGGAAAGCCCGATGAAGACCTCTGATAGATCGAAATCGACGTCGCAATAGGTGGTGAGGACCGCCGTCCCTGTCGTGATCGCTGTCGCCTCGTCCGACAGCGCGACGGGCAGGAAATACGGCGTCGCATAGACCTCGGTGAAGTTCTGGTTGATCTTGTCGAATGCCGTGCGATCAGGATCTCCGGTTCCGTCATTAGCGACGGTCCCGATATTGATGATTTGCTGGGCCATGAAACGTCCCTAGGTCTGATCGGCGGTGAAGTGGGTGCTGTCGGCGCGGCGGACCGTCGTGTCGGCCGTGATCGGTCCGGGCGAGAGCGCGATGCCGGCCTGCGCGCGGTAGCCGCGTCCAACGGTTGCGCTCATCTTGTAGCGGCGGAAAACCAAGAAATCCGGGGTTCCGCCAAAATCTGCCGTGATGTCGGCCGTGGAATAGAGCACTGTTAGTGTCGAACTGGTCAGGGTGCGCTTGACCGTCGCCCCGTCCATGATGTCCCATTCCAGCGATAGCGACGCCTCACCGGGGTCTGCCGGGTTCAGCGCCGGAGAGAGCCGCGAACGATCATCGGCGGAAAGTTCAATGCCTCCACCAACAATCGTGGCGTTCAGGTTCCGCCCAGCATACGGCTTTTCGGCGATGCCCCTGATCACCTGTGGAGTGATGACGCCGCCCGCCGGGCTTTGGCCCGTACCGACTGCCTCGAAATATTCCGTCGTGTTCAGATCAGCGAGCGGCAGCGGCATGATGCCGACCCATGACGGATCGATCAAGACGAAGATGTCGCCGACCTCGTGCAGGGCGCAATTGACTTCGGACCCCCTGTAGCCGCGCACGGCGAGCCCGGAGAGCGTGAAGGTGCCGTCGCCGTTGTCCGTGACCGTCTTGTAGCCGATACCCTCCCAGCGGCCCGCCTTGCCGATGAAAGCGAGGTTTTCCCCCGCCAGCACTTCATCCTCGGTATGGTCGACGAGCAGCGCCGTGCTGCCTGCCGTGCGCCGGATGGTGACGGTCGAGGTGTCGCCCGTTCCGAACGGATCGAGCGGATTTGCCAGGACATCCAGGCACACACCGACGACGCCTTGATGCGGCGCCTGCGTGAAGGCTTGCGTCAGCGCGTCGGCCGTGGCGCCCATGAGCAGCACGCCGCCGGACCAGTTCGCCTGTCCCCGGCCCGCGAGAATGCCATATTGGCAGAGCGCCACGCCGTTCAGATCGTCGGCATAATTGATCAGCGGAATGTCGAGATGGATGTATTGCGTGGCCTGGCTGACCGGGGTGATGTCTGGCGCCGTGACCGAGGTGATGGTGGTCGAGACCTTGGTCTGGAAGTCGAGCGCGGCGATTTCGGCGGTGAGGTTCCGATCCATCCCGACGCTATCGATCTGGACCGTGTAGGTGACATCGCCTGAAGGAACCGCGATCACATCGCCTGGAAGATAGGTCGGCTTGCCGGTGACCTTGAACGCATGGCTGCGGCGCTTGGCCTGCAGGTCGAAGAATTTCTCCGTGACGAAGGTCTGCGCGTCCTGGTCGGTCAGCACCAGCGGCGTCGAATAGCGCTCGGTCCGCTTCGAATTGTTGATCGCCGGCATGGCGAAGGACGCGGGCCGCGAATTATAGCCCTGGTTCTTCGAGATGTATTGCAACTCGACTCGCGACACGGTGCGGATCGAGGCGTCGTCCTCGCTCTTGACCGAGCCATCCTGGTCGACAAACACGATATCGGCCGTGGTCAGCGTGTCGTCGAGCGAGAAATCATCGTCGCGGCCCGGCTTCTTGAAATAGAAGCCGTTGCCGGTGTCCGAAAAGGAAAACGTGTATATGTCGGCGATCGACTGCAGCACCGTCCTGACATTGGTGTCCTGGTCGATGACGAAGCCATAGGCAGTCAGTCCTGTGAAGCCGTCGAAGATGAGCTCGCCCGACGAATACCCGGCGAGGAACATGGTTTTGGTGATCAGGTTCTGGAGCGAGATCGAGCCCGGGATCGCGTTCGGCAGCGCGTATTGCGTCCAGTGATCGTCGCCATAGAAGGCATAGTAGACGTTGCGGGTCTGGTCGAAGATCGCCCCGGTCCAGCGGGTGCCGTGCGGCAGCGAGCCGGTCCAGATCGAAAGGGTCTGCGCGCCAATGTCGAGCAGGTAGATCACTTCCGACGCGGCGTTGGTCTGGACCCAAAGCGCAAAGCCGGGCTGCGACCAGAAGCGTTCGAAGCCGCCGACGCCGCCGAACGAGTTCGATTCCAGTTGCTTGTCCGAGGTCGAGAAGCTGGTGATGATCGAGCCATCGTCGGGGTTGACGTAGCGCAGGAAGAAATTGCCCGACACCTCCGACGAGACGATGAGATAGCCGGTCTTGGGATCGAAGCGTAGGCCGTGCACCGTGCCGGCATCGGTGTAGACCAGGTTCGACGACCAGCTTGAGCCATCATAGATCAGTTCATAGACCTCGCCGACCGTGGTCGAGCAGGAGAAGAACGAGGCGGTGCCGTTGATGCGCCGTCCCCCGACGGCCGGCTCGCGGAAGGGGACGCTGCTCTCGGTGACGGTGAGCGACCCGGCGCCGATGTCGGCCACGGCGAAAAAGATGTGCTGGTCGCCCGAGAAGAACCGGTTCCAGCCGATGAAGATGTATTGCGAGCCAAAAGCCTGGCCCGCCACCCAATAGAGTGTCGTCGAGGAATCCGGCTCGGCGTATTCGGCGACGATCTCGCCCGTCGTGGCGTTGTAGATCCGGCTGAAACCGGTCGTGCTGTCGGTGCAGAACCGGATCAGCACATGGCCGGTACCGCGGATCGCCGAGATGAGCGACCGCTGCAGGACGTTGGTCGACGGATCCGGCACGGCATAGAGGTCCGAATTCGCCAGCGGCACCCGGTAGCGCTCGATCAGCGTCTGGGTATCGAGCACCGCCAGATTGACCGTGGAGAGGCCGGGGATGTCGAACGAGGTCAGCAGATGGTAGATGACATTGTCCGTCGGGTCGTAGGCCTCATACCAGCCGGAGATGTCGGCGAAGGTGACGGGCACCGTGCCGGTCCAGACGATTGGCGCGGTGCCGCCGGCCACGGTGGAAGCATTCGAGATGACAGCCTTGACGGTCGGCGGACTGGAGGCGGCGAACCCATCCAGATAGACCATGGCGAAGTTCTGCCAGGCGCCGGCATTGGCGCCGATGGCGGCTTGGGCAATCGGATCGATGGCGGTGTGCTGACCGCCATAGAAGCGGAAGGTGGTCGTGGCCCCAATGCCGTTCTCGGCGTCATAGACCACCTCATCGTTTACTTCGAGGCGAACCAGGATGTAGCCCAGATTGAACGGGTCGTAGGCCAGCAGATAGCCGAGTTGCGCGCCGACCGAGGTTCCATAGACGGGCACATCGACGGTCGGGCTGAAGGCATCGCCCGTGGTCCATTTGCTGCCCGGAGGATAGCTATCCAGAGCCGTATCGAAGCCCGAGCCGCCCGCCGCAATGGCTCCTGCCACCGTGTGCGGATATTGCGTGTAGCCGGTGATGACGCGCGACGTGACCGAGCCGCCAATCACAGGATTCCCGTCGACCTTGCCCGTGCCGATGACGATCGGGATCTGCCGCCCCAGGACCGACGTGAACGAATAGGGCGATGTCGCCGAAACGGGGTCAGGTTGCTTTGTAGCATCCTGGCTAATCGGCCCAAGATGATAGACTGGCTTCGCGCCGACTGACGAGTAAGCCATCAGGCGACGCTCTGCACTTCGGCCGGGGTGTAATCCTGGCCGGGGAAACGGTTGAGGTTGTTGTACTTCTTGCACCCGCCGTTGCGCGTCAGATCGCATCCGGCGCTGATCGTCAGCGCGTCACCGACCGCGATATCGAAAGGCGTGCCGTTGACCAGCTCGACCAGCGACGTTCCGGCCGTCCAGTTCCTGGCCCAGTCCTCATAGCCGTCATTCGCGCCCGAGGTGAAGGTGACCTTGCCGTGGGTGAAGTCGAAGTTGCTCGGGTTGATCACGGTGATGGTGAATTTTCCGGTGTCGGTGACTGTGGCAACGGTCGCGGTGAGCGTCAGGGGCGCCAGATCGACGCCGCACTCCGTTCCGCCGAATTTGAAGGAGCACATCGGCTGGATGGTGAAGAGGAAGATATCGGCCATGGCATCGGCCTTGGTCGTAATCTCGATTGAGCCGGTGATGCGATCGGTGAACTGCGTGGCGCCCACGAAGCCGTCAACGATGATCTCGCGGTCGGATGGATCGGCGGACCTTGCCACCCAGCAGGTGATGGTGGCGCCCCGCCACGCGCCGCGCTTGATATCGTCGGCGAGCAGCGGGCCGATATCATCGAACGGAAGCGTGAGGTCTATGCCGGCTGGCCTGCCGCCATTGGCCACGGTCCATTTGGTGACGGTGAAGCCGGGCGACTTGACGAAGGTCTCAGCCGAGACCGTCTTATCGGCATCGGCATCCGTCATCAGCACGGTGCCCTTGATCGGGCTCACCAATTTGGTCAGGAAGCAGCGGCCTACCTCCAGGCTTTGAAGTTCTGAAACCAGTGTCGGCGACCAATCCCGGCTCAAGGAATTACCTCGATTGCCTTGAGGTCTGACAGGTCTACAACGTCCTCGTTTTGAACCGGAAGCGATGCCGAGAATGTGTCGCCATCGAAGCGCACTGGAACGTAGAACTCGAAATCGGCGGTGACTTCCTCGCCGAGCGATGGTGCATTTCCGGACAGAAATTCAACGGCGCCGTCGACAATCGACCACGAGCTTACATCAGACTCGTGGCCATCGATGTAAACAACCACCGTCGCAGCCTTCACATATGGCAGAAGCCGCACGTAAGGATTGTTTCCAGCCGAATAGGTCTTGCTGAAGGGGAACGTGGTCTGCGATCCGTCCCCGAGGCCAAGCGATTGCCCAACGGCCCGGAAATCCGTCCAGTCCTTCATCAGGAAGGCTTTGAAATCGCCTCTTCTGTCGTACCAGAACGACCTCAACTGGTCCGTAAGCTCGATATCTGCATATTGCAGGCTCCATGAATAAACATGGCGAACCTTCGACAAGTTCTGCAGGCGTCGCTCCTGCATGTTCACCGCCACGACCTTATCAGTCGAGAAGGTTGGGCCGCCCCGGAAGCCAACAGACACAGTTTCCGGCATGATGAGGTTATCAACGGCCATTGATGGACCTCAAACCCTCGCGGAGTTGAAGGGCGAACTGGCGCTTCAGCTCGGCAATGCTGTCATTGCTGACCTGGGCACCGCCCTGAACTGTGATCGGCATATGGAAGACAATCGGCCGCTGGTCGCCTGCATTGGTCGAAGTCTGCGAGCGGACATCCTCAAATTGATCTGGCCTTGCGATGATGACGCGCTCATTCGGGTTCTTGAAGAACTCGACCTTTTGCGTGTCGCCAGCATCCCCGCCGATCATGCCGCCGGAGGCAAAACCAGCGACCGATTGCGCGCCCCCATAGACGATGTTGCGGGCGATCTGTTCTGGAGTCGCCGCAAGGCCATCAAGTCCATAACCAATGATGCCGCGACCGACGATACCTGCTGCGCGGAAGTTGGACCGGATCTGCTGCAGAACCTTTGCGTATTGCGCGGATAATTGGTCCTGCTGGCTCGTATCGGCACCAGAGGAGTTGCTATAGGACGAGCCGCCAAAGGCAGATGAACCCGAGTTGGTCTTGATGTCATCAAGAATCTGCGCGGTTTTCTTTGTGTTGGCCGCCGTGTCCGTGATGGCCAACGACAGTTTGTCGGTAGCGGACGTTTCGGCTGGTCCAAGCGTTTGGGCGCCGCCAGCAAGAGCATTCATCTGTTGTGGCGTGAAGATGCCAACCGTTTCGTCTGGGCTTTTGAAGAACGAGACGCGCTGCGTGTCGCCTGGATGGATCATGCCGCCAGTGGCGAATCGCCAGACGTTCACCGTGCTCGACCCGCCGCCGCCGTAGCTTGAACCTGTCCCGGCGCCCTCACCGCCGGTGTAGCTTGACGGCACCTGGTTCGCAGTGATCGATGGGCCAGCACCGTCGCCATAGCGCGTCACGCCGACGGTGGTTGAACCGCTGCCATCCTCCTTGCCGACGTCGTACAGGCTCTGCGTTCCCGACCCTACGCGCTGCGTCTTGATGGTGATTGTGACGGTCTTGTTCGGGATCGCCTTAATGCTCTGCGACAGACTGTCGACGTTCGATTTCAGGATGCGAGCCTGAAGCTGGCCGTTGATGATCTTGTTCAGGAACGCATCGACCGACTTGCTGTCGCCACCGAATTGCTGAAGCGTCTGCCTGACGAGATCAAGTGCGGAATTCGTATCCGAAATGGACATCCGGCCTTCGTCGAAGGCATGGAAAATCTTGTCTACAGTGGCCGTTGCCTGAGCAATGGCTTCCGATGCCGACTGAGCGTTTCCGGTGAACTCCTTGCCGAAGACCTTGTCGACGGATTCGCTTCCCGCCGCGCTGAGCGTCTTCTGCAAATCCTCAGCCTGCGTCTTGAGGCTCCGAAGCTGCTGCTCTGAGGCAAGAAGGCCCGTCAACTGCTGCTGCTTGGCTTCCTGGAACAGCTTGGAGACGTTGACCGCCTGCTGCGCCATGCCGCCGAACTGGACAGTAACGCCACTCGCCTGCTTGCCCACCTGACCAAGGCCGGAGCCGATGGAATTGATGCCGCCAACGGTCTTGGTGAAATCAACTTCCCCCAGAGCGTCAAGGCCTTCAAGAGCATGATTGGTCTGGATCTGGTCGACGATTTCCTTTCCCAGATCGCGAAGCGGCGTCGAGTTCAGGATATTGATCACATCCTTCATGTGCTCGGCATTCTTTGCCGCGAGGTCGAAGGCGGCGGGGTTGGCAAACCGACCGAGGTCCACATGCTCGATCTGAGGGAGAACGCCGCCAAAGGCATTGTTAAGCCGGTTGATCGCATCGGCGATCTTATTGATGGCCCCCTCCATCTTGGAGACCAGCGCATTGGCGGCGCCGACTGCGGCTGCTTCAACGATCGTCGGGAAATTGTTCCAGATGAACGCCATATCCGAGCCGACAGCCCGGAAGGCATTGATTATCCACTCAGCAAGGTCGGTCGCCGCCGATTTCAGCTTCCCGAACGCGTAACTGACGCCGGATACGATTTTCTCAAAGGCAGAACCGAGCAAAGAGTTGCTGAGATAACGGCCGATCACCTGGAAGATGGCCGTGAACGTCTCGCCGAACCCCACTGATCGCTGCTCAGCTTGGCTGGCGGCGTCACGAATGGCGAGGAAGCCGGTCACAGCCCCGCCAACCACCAAGCCGAGATTGGCGAACCTCCCTGCCACGTTAGCGACGCCGCTCGCCACGCCGCCGAGGATGGTGCCCATCTCGCGGATGCCGGTCTTTAATCCGCCCTGCCCCATGAAAATCTGGCCGATCTGGGCGAACTGGAAACCAAGGTTCTGCAAGAAATAGAGCGGCGATTGAAAGGCCATCGGGATCGACTGCGCGATGTCGATCATCTGGAATTTCAGGTTACGCAGTTCGAAAGAAGCAAGCTTGCTGCCAGACGTGAGAGACGCAGCCGTCTGATCGAAGCGGGTCTTCGCCATCGCTTGCGCCGCAACCAACTCCTGCGTTGTAATCGCGCCTCGTTCGGCTAGAACAGCGTATTCCTTCAGTTCAGCGTTCAAAGCGTCTTGTGCTGCCCCGAGAGGATTCAGCGCAGCACGTAGCGTTGTTGCTTTGGCAGCCATTTGGTCGGCTTCACGCGCGGCTGCTTCAAATATTTCCGCAGATGCCCGAGCTGACCCGCTATTGGCGCCAATGCCAAACGAAGCATTCAAATCACTCTGAAAGGCCGCGCCAATCTGGGCCGCCTTCAAATGAGCGATATCCTCCATGCGGTCCAATTCTGCGCCAAAGACCGAAGCCGCCTCACGGGCCGATTTGCCTGTTCCGGAAATGAGCCGCTGCTCCAGGCTCTCCGCAAACGATTGGCCCGCCTGCTGTGCTTTAAGCGCTGCGATTTCATCCAGCCTATCCATCTCGGCGGCGAATACGATGGCGGACGCCCTAACGGATTTCCGAATGGACTCGTCCAGACCAAAACTGGAATTCAAATCCATATGAAAGTTCATACCGGCCTGCTGCGAACGCAACATGTCTAGGAGCGCGCCGGAATATCCTCGGAGAGAGTCTGTCGCCCTTTTTGTAGACTTGGCTTGGCTGTCTAGTGCTTCTGCTGTTGAGGTGATAGCCGAAGTTGCTTTAGCCGCCTCGCCCCCCACTTTCGCGGTTGCCGCCTGCGCCGACTTGGATGCATCCGCCAGCGAGTCGACGGCTTTTTCAGTCCTCGCAGCTGCAGCCGTAAGCCCGTCCAACTTATTGATAGCGGGCGCGGTTTGGCTACTATCAATCGCAAGGCCGAGAGTTGCCAGATCAGTCATCTTTGCCTCATGCGAAGTATTGCGCTAGGATGCGCCGGCTGACCTGGGGAGGGTGAAGGTGGGATTGACTACTCAAGACCAAATTTTGATCGAGCAGCGCGTGGCGAATGAGGCCAAGTCTGTAGGCCTTGCCTATATTCTCTGGTTCTTTTTCGGCCTGATCGGTGGCCACCGCCTATACCTTGGCTACAAGACAAGCGGCATGGCGATGCTTGGCTTGCTAGTCCTGGCACTCGTCACGGCGGCAATCGTGGTCGGTGGAGCTATCTTCGCAGGCCTTTGCGTTTGGGCGCTTGTGGACGCCTTCCTGATCCCCGGAATGGTGCAGGAGCAGAAGAACGAAATCCGCCGCCGGCTGGCGACCGATATCCAACTCTCAAGCGTTGCCGACATTCCAGTCGACACCAGCAAATGGTCCAAGTCCGACCGGGAGAAGTTAGCCCAGAGAATTGGCCGCGCTTAACGGCCTATCTTCTTTGGCTTGGCGTTTTCCTGCTCTTCGAGCGCCTTACGCCTTAATGGTGCCGCCAAAGCTTCCATGTCGAGCCGGCGGATCAATGCCGCTTCCCATGGTTGAATCCTGACGTCCATCAGCCGTGAATAGGCATCTATGTCTGGGTATGTGATGGGTTGGCCCTCTGTCCTGGCCCGCGACAGTTCAAGGAACCAGCCCCAGAGATAGCCAAGCGGCTGGGGGAGTTCGGGAAGAGGGTCATTCTTGTTCCGGGGCGTATTGACCGCCTCGGCATAGGCGATCAACTCGCCGCCTATGCTTGCAAAAAATTTGCCCGATCTCCGACAAAGGCGTCCACCTGCTCACGCAGCCACGGAAAGCGTGTCAGCACCGTTTTCACATTGGCCGGCGTGCAATCGAGCTTCTTGCCGTCCAGTTCGATGTTCGACCATGCCTTGACGCAAGAGGCCAGAACAGCCGTCGCTTCGGTGTAGATATCGTCGGCATTGGCAGTGCGCTGGCCGGCGTTGATGCGCTTGTTGATGATGGCCCGCTCCTGGTCGCGGAACTCCTTGGCGTCTGAGCCGATGACGGTAAGCGTGACTGCTTCACCCTTGTCGTTAGTAAGAGCGACCTTGGTTACGGGATGGCGAACGGGCATGACGGCGCCCTCAGAAGCAGCCGCCACGGTATCGAGATTGGACAGGTCCATATTTGTCTCTTCGTTGGAGGGGTGTCACCCCGCCATTACGGCGAGGTGATCTGGACAGATGGGTCTTCGATGATCGCGGTGTTGATGCCGACGTTGAAAGTACGGCGAACCACGTTGTCGTTAGTGCCGACGTTGGTGCGCTTCGACATCACCAGTCCACGGAAATACTCGATCGTGTCGGACCAGTTTTCGTTGATGGCATCGGCGTGGACGACCTTGAAGTTGTAGTTGAAGTTGGTCGCCTCTGCGGCCTCCATCGCTGCCTGGCCGGCATCGTTCGGGTCGCGACCGACGACAACCGACATGGTGCCGGCATCGCGGGCGCCCTTGGAGCGGCGGACGCGACCGTCTCCGATGGCGGCGAAGGTGACTTCCGATGACTGGTCGCCGAACTCGCCGAGGTTTTCCACCTCGCCGACGAGGATATAGGTATCGGCCTCGAATTGGGTGAGAGTAGAGGCTGATGCGGTGGTTCCAATGTACACTTTGGAACCGGAAGCGGTATTGATCGTCATGTGATGGGCTCCATCAGAAAAGCCCCAGAGGGGGCCGTTACGGGGAATGGGGCGTCTCACGACGCTCCGGTTCGCCTTGCCCAAGGGCGGATTGGGCTACTACCGGGGAACCCGGATTAGTTTGCTGCCGCGAAGCAGAGATAGGGAATGGTGACCGGCACTCTGAGCCAGTCCGGTTCGGTCATGGGTGGGGCCTGGTAGGGCTGGCGGATCATCCGAACGGCGATTTCAGCGCCGGCAATGACTGTCCCGCGCTTGAAGTGCGAAATGACCCGGCCAGCAATATCGTTCGCAGCCAAAACGCCCTTCCCGACCGGGTGCATGACACAGACTTGCAGAACGCCCTGATGTTGGTTCGATCCGCCCGTGTTGACGGTGCGCGTTACGGTTGCATTTGGCAAGAAGACGGCTTCGAGATAGGTGTCGCCGGGCTCCGGCTCGAAGTTGATGCCGGGGTAAGCAATTGGCAGGACCGGGGAGAACTCGATTTCCTCAAGATGTGCTAGAAGCAACTCAGCGATTTGGCCTTCTATCGTCGCTGCCATGGTGCTATTCCTTGTGCTTCATGGCCGATGAAACCCTCTCCGATGACGAAGTTGCCGATCTGCTTCACCGGATGGTGTTCCAGTTGTCACAGTTGAGCGGCCAGACCACCCGAGGCGATACCGCCCTGAAGGCAAGCCGTGCCGCGCTGCTGCTTTACCTTGCTGCGCTGATCAAGGCTTCTGAGAGCGAGATTGAGCCTCATTAGCGACCTGATCGACAATCTGCGGCCATTGCTGGGCTGCCAGTCTCACAAACCCGCGACCAACCTGATTATACGTGCGCCCCAAGCTATCCTCGCCAACAAACCCATATTCGCTGCGTCGCGCATATTTGGCCGTGTACACGGCATAGATCGTGTCGCCCAGCTCCGCGCCATTGATTGCCAGTGCCACACTCCCATCATCGTACTGGACGGGATTGCCAGGATTGGCGATCGATCCAGAAGCCGGGGAATTCAGCGTGGTTCGCAACGACGCCCTTAGAAAGCCTGTTTCTACCGGCATGTTGCCGCCGGCTGCTACAGGTTTCTGCATCGTTTCTACGACACGTTGAGCACTCTCCTTGAATACCGCTTCGGTTCGATCTTTGGTTGTTGCAACCCAAGCATCGATCTGGGCGGTAAAGGACTGTTGTGCCATCAGCGTATGTTCGCCAGAAAATCAATGCGGATGTCCAATGAACACCTGCAGTTAATTACTTCCGAGGCCGGCGCACCAGGATCACCGGGGTACAAAAGGCCATTGGGGAACCGCTCGAACAGTCCGACACTATGGCCATTCATCATCCGGTGCGATTCCCGCACCCTGTCATCTCCAGCCGATCGCCAGATGCGTCTCACCTGATCAGGCTTTACCGCTCCTGAAGCTATAGCCTGCCTGATCGCCTCGTTTTGAGCATTGTGCAGGGAAGACAGCGCCTCGGTCCGGCCGATCGTCTCGCCACGCAGTTTTAGCAAGCCGTCCTTGTATCGCGATATGATACGATCAATCGTCGGCTTATCGAGCGGCTTGCCTTCTTCCAGCGCCTTTAAAACCGCCCTATCGAAGCGTTTGTCGCGCCTTGCGAGGGTCAGATAGTCCCGCAATGCCTGCTCATCGCCCGACACAAGCCCGGCAGAGAGCTTTGCGACAGTCTGCTGCTGTGCGGCAGTCAGGCCGATGAAACCGCCCTCACGCTGCCCTGTAAGGCCATTATAGCGGCCCACGATATCGAGCGCGACTGTGCGCGGGTTAGAACCAGCCTCCATCCCAGAGGAAAGCGTATTGCGAAGCATCGTCCGCTGGTCTTCGATGATGTTCGTCACCAGGTTCGAGGATTGCGTCCTCAGAATGTTCTCTGCCTCGATATTCCGTCCGTCAAAGCGAACAATTACCAGCCCGCCGCTTGCATCGCGAAGCGTGGGCAGATTGCCCGCTGTGGCCGATCCCCCGGCATTGAAAGACCCCGAAATGGCGCCGTCCAAGTCCCTGAAAGCTGCCGGGTCAAGATGCACGGCGCGAAGCGCGCCCTCGATATCTCCCCGCTCCAGCATTTCGGCGATGCGGCCGATTTCTGCCTTGCTGCGGATTTCGTCGACCGAAGACAGGAACGCCTGCCGGATTTTAGGCTCCCACTCGTCCAGAAGCGAGGCGATCGTTTCCTTCGTTGCCATCAGTGCCGGATCTGGATCTCATACATGACGACTGTTCCGCCCGGATTGAGCGGCTTGATCGCCATGATCTCATGCGAAGAGCCGCCAACCGATACCTTGTCGGAAAGCTTCGGCTCGATCGTTAGCCCGCTCACCGAAACAAGCACCTTCTTGTCGCCGTACTTGATCAGCGTGCCGTCGCGTTCTCCGTCGTCATAGTCGAGCACAACCATTTGGCAGGCATGGCTGGTATCCGTCGGCTCGCCAGGATCGTAGGCGGGGCCGTTGCCGAGCGTAGGCCTGACAATAGCACCCGTCTGTCCGAACCTGGCAATGAGCCGTGAGGCTGTTGCTTGCGGCCTCGAATAATCGAAGGCTGTCATCCGCGAACAGCCTTGCCGAAGAGAGAACTCGACCCAGAGCCGATCAAGGTTGCCATGATGCCATCAATGATCGGAAGCAAAGGCCGGACATCCGCGATTGTGCCGGTGCCGCCGAAATAGACGGTGGTGATAGGCCCGACGGTTTCCTGTTTGACGCTTTGGGACGGAACATAGTCGGGCGAGAGCGAGCCAGGGGATGCCAGTTCTCTCACTGCCGCCTCACAGGTGGCTTTTATCACCTCACTCGGCACTTCGTCACTCGGTAGAAGGTTCGGCGGGCACATCGCGTCATAGGCGTATGCGCGCGGCCATTCCAGGGCCTGCTCGCGGCGGTTTGTTCGATAGCCTGGGAAGCGTGAGCGATAGGTTGCGTCAACCCATGCAGTGGCGCGGCGGCAGGCAGCCTCGCCGTCATCATCCGAAGTTGTGTCAGGGAACGTCAAGCCGTGCGCCGCCGCATAGTCGATCGCCTGGTCGACGGTGATATAACTCTCTGCGGTCTCAAGCCCCGTGCCGTCTTCAACGATCATTTGCTCTTGACCTTCAGCTTGACGGTCTGGTCATAGGTGCGTCCGCCGCCTGTGGTGACACGGTTCAGAAGGTGAACTTCACCGATCGTCCCACCCGAAAGCCACACAGTTGTTGCCGTGTCGGTGTGGGAGTCGCTGTCTATGTCGACTTCTCCATCAACCACGGACCAGTCCGAGGTGAGAAGAGTGTCTTCCAGGAGCAGCGGGGACCAATCTATACCATAGTCCTTGACTTCATCCGGATCTTTTACGGCTGGGAAGGTCTTTGACATTGGAGCCCTCAGGAAGCCGTTGCGTCGCGGTCTTCAGCATTGACCACGATCATGCGTGTTTCTGCCGTGGTCGAGATCAGGCGGATTTCACCGAGAACCGCAACCAGCCGATTTTCAGCGTCTACAATGATGATCCGATCAGTCGGTGTAACGACTTCGAAGTCGTGGATTGACGAGACATCGAGGAGCTTGGCTGCAAGCACATCGCTGGCGGAAACCAGGAGGGCTGTCCCGGAAGTCTCATCCAGAAGAACGGCAATCTCGTCCGATGTTGATATGATCGCCCTGATTTCGGCAATCTCATCCACCAGGACCGACAGTTGATCGAAACTGGTAAGCGAAACATTCAATGCGGTTGCGGCATCGAGCAGAACGGCAATGGCATCGGCTCTGGCCAGCCTAACGGATACCGCTGAAGCATCATCTGCTTTCGGGGCGAGCGTGTCGGAGCCATTGATAAGCGCTGCGACCGAGGACGCATCCGCTAGCAGCGCCGCAATGGTGTCTGTACGGCTCAGGGAAGCCCGTAGAGTGATATTCTCCGTCAGTTTGGGCGCAAGGCTATCCGAAACGGACACATCGACAGGCGCCGCGTTCTGGAAGAGAAGGAGAAGCGACACGGATCAGGTGCCGATCGTTACCGTGATGGTTGCGGTGAAGAGCCAGCTCTGCGCGGAAGTCTTGGTGCCAAGGCTTTCCACCTTCCTTGACATCATCGTCCCAGCCGAAGAGGCGTTGAACAGGCCCCATTCGTTCCAGGCGAAATTGGCATCACCCGTGCCAAACAGCGATTGGAACGTCAGCGCATTCGCCGAGCGCTGAGGATAGGTCGCTTCCATACCTTTGCGTAGTTTGTTCGAGGAAGCCTGGAGATCGGTCTGGGCCGCAGCATACGCCGTGCTCGAATCCCCCGCGCCAAGATAGGCGTTGGCCGCATCGAAGAAGGTCGGAGGACCGTCGTTGATGATCGCCGTGGCAATGAAGTCCCGGCCTGCATTGGTCAGCGGCATGATCGTTTCCCTTTACGAAAGGATGTCTGTGCCTTCGAGCGTCTCGACGGGCATTTTGTCGGGCGAGTAATCGCCATCGAATTTTTGGAGTTGCCAGTTGATGCCGACGGAAACTTTCAGGCCTTCGGACATCTGCTCTTGCGCCAATCGGCGCAGTTCCGCAGCTTTCAATGGATCTGTGCTCTCGATCATGGCGGCAATCTGTTCAAGCCTGCTCATTGCGCCTATCCAATTCTGCCTCAATGATAGCCAGCGCTTCCTTGGAGTTGATGGCTGGCGTATCGCTTAACTGCTTGCCGAGAGCGCGAAGCTCTGGCCATTTCAGCGTGCGAAAATCTTCCGGGATCTCGACCGATCCAGCATCGATGCGCATGACTGGGGCGCAAGGCGGCTCGCCCTTGCCAATCTGGATGGCTTCGCCCGTGCCGGCTAATGGTTCAGACCTTAGAACCCCAGTAACGCCGACGATTTCAACCGGTATGCCAAGACGCCTGTATGCCTCAACGATCTTGGGCCAGTCACCGACGACGATGACCTTCTCGACGCCCTCAACGGTTTTGTGGAACAGTCTGGCGTTGCCGAACAGACGCCCCTTCTGCCATTCGGTTCGGCCGGAGGCGTAGACGATTTCCATCAGGCCAAGCGATCCATGGCGTCGGTTGCTTCCTGCTCGGAGTGGAATGGCCCCGAGTGAATGACCTTCCCATCCTTGATGAAGAACCGCCCGCCAGGCCCCTTGCCGACCGCAAGTTCGGCTTTCTGGACAGGCTTTGGCTCGGGAGTTGGGCCATAGAGCGCATCGACAATGCGATACCCAGCCGCTACCAGTTCGGCCTTGCGTTCCGGCGAAACGGGATGGGTCTCGTAGATGATTTCGCGTTCCATGATCGCTCCGGGAAAGGAAAGGGCGGCCCGAAGACCGCCCCTTCTGTTGATTAGCGGCTCTTGAGAACCACGCCGGCCAGCGCCTTGTCGTCGGTCGCGGCCTTGTCCCAGTTGGTGCCGGTGCCGAGCGCAGTAGCGTTCGGGTTGGCACCACCGTTGGCCACGTCGTACTTGAAGCCCTTCAGGCCGACATTGTAGGCGAACTCGCCCTGCAGTCGGGTCATCAGGACTTCCAGGCCGGTGACATCCTGGACAACGATGTCCGAGGTTTCCGTCACTTCGGCCAGCGCACCGTTGGCGGTGAGACCGAGCGTGTAGTAGTCGGTAACAGCCGGCGAACCGGAGGTGACAGCTAGGCTGGCCGAGTCGGTCACGATGACCGGACGGTTCAGCGTAACCGGCGTGCCGGTCTGGATGTTGAAGTTCGAGATGCCGGTGATCTTCGCCGAAACCTGTTCCTTCACCAGATCGTAGTACGGCTTGGAATGCATGACCCAAGCCACGATACGATCCGCGCGGTCGCCCATCTTGGCCAGAGCCGAGATCATGCCGGCGGTGGTTGCGGTGCCGTTCGAAGGAACGGTGTACATCAGGGCGCCAGACGAGACGTTGACCAGGGCCGCACGCGCCGCGAGCAGGACCGAGTTCAGCATATCGAGCTGCTGGGCAACCGCGATCTGGCCGCCGAGGATGCCGGAGAATTCCGTCTCCGAGAAGCGGGCGAAGATCTTGCGGAAGCTGTCACGCGACTGATCGACCGGGCCGATCTTGCGGTTCAGCTTGACGCGAATGAACTCGTCCTGCAGCATCGACAGCTTGGTCGCGGCCGAGGTCGAGGTATTGTCGCGGCGGCTGACCAGCGAAGTGATGTCCTTGAAGAAGGACTCGTATTCGTAGTCGCCGGGCTTCTCGACGGTGCGCATGATGATGGCGTTGTTGACGGCGGCGTTGAACGCATCCGCCTGCTGCTGCAGCGTTTCGGCCGCACGCGACTTGAGATATTCCTGGTAAACCTTGAAGTTTGAAGCGAGATAGTCGGCCATGGGAGGGTTCCTTTAAGAGCCGGGTTGAACGATCCCGATCAGTCCGGAAGGGCCTTGTAGACTTCGAAGCCGTGCTTATCGACGAAAGCGGCTCGATCCTTCTCGGTCTTGAAATCGGATTTCCTGTTGACGCCGGCTCCCCCGGCTCCGTTGCCCGGCTGCTTCCCGCTGCCGGATTGTCCGGAACCTTCAAAGGCCCGGCCAAACACTTCCGATCCGCGCATTTCCGCGACGAGATCGGCAATCGTTAGAGGTTCGCCCTTGCCGTTGACGCGCGGATCACCCTTGTCGTCGACGACCTGGACATTGAAATCAGCATCCACCTTCACGTGCCGCTGGACGTGCGGCAGGAGAAGTTCAGGGACGCCCTTGGCGGCGGCTATTGCCGCAACTGCCTTGGCGTCCACAAGTTCGGCATTGAGGCGCATGCGCATGGCTGAGATCGTCTCGTCCTTGCTCCTGAGCGCTGCATCATGCTTCTCATTCATCTGGGCTTTGAGTTTGTCCCACTCGCCGGCCTTGGTGGCTTTGTCCTCATCCGCCCTTGCCTGCGCTTCGAGCAGTTCCTTGATCTCGTCGGGCGACTTGCCAAGACCCTGCCAGGCTTTCACCTGCTTTTCGTAAGCGGCGCGATCCGCGCGCTCCTTCTGAAGGGCTGTCTTGAGACCGCCAGTATCTTCCAGTCCATCGACTCCGAGATGGAACTTGCCGTCTTTCTCGGTGTACTCGCCGCGCAATGCTTCGGGAATGTCGTCGAGCTTGTCGACGATCAGCTTCAGTGCCATGTTAAGCGTCTCGCTTGATTGTGGGCGTCACGCCCGTTGACGGCGGCAGGATCACCCCGCCAGCCAATTCTCCGGTCCACCGAGCAGTTCGCGGGTCCACCCCGACATGCTGGCTACCTTGCCCTTCAGAAAGGGCTGCATTGTCTTCCAAGCTTCGTTGAATGATCTGACATGCGCCCAAGGGGCATCGTCGAAAAAATGCGCTGTCGGTGTCATCGGGACACCCGCCAGGATCACTCTATCTGCCTTCTCCAAGGCGATCTTGACGGCGAAGAGCCCGGACGAACCGGATGCCGTCATTCCCGGCCAGCGATAATCAGCAATACGATCTATTCCGGCGAGGCCATCTTCTGCGGCCACATGCTCGAAAGCCTCTGGAAAGCCTCGCACGGCCCGTTCAGAGCGCCATCCGGCCATCTTCTCCGGGTGGAGAGTGACCCAGGCATCCAAATGCCCTGACCAGCGTGTCCCTATGTCATTACAGGCGACGAATAGTCCAGGATTGAACTTCTCTATCGCCTCGAAGGCGTTATCCCAGACACAAGAGGCGCCGCCAAGGACGAGAGCGATCATTTCCAGCGTATAAAGCCTATTGGGTCCAGCCTTCTGCGCGCCATGACCTTATTGCCATCCGCGTCGAGAATACCGATGTCGATCAGTTCCTCGGGCTCATAGACGGTGCGCGACAGATAGTTCTCAGCATCCGTGTTGTCGTCGATATCGGCGCTGCGCCTGATAACGTAATCACGCATTGGCCCATTCCACCGTTGGGGCGCCGAACTGCTCCCGTGTCCAACCTGACATCGAACGCAGCCTGTCGCCGATCGCAGGCTTTGCCTCAGTCCAGCCCAGGCGATAATGACGGGCTGCTTCCCACATCTTCGGGTTGAAGAAATGCGCCTCCGAATTGAGCATCGGAATGCCGCAGAGAACGCCCTTGTCGAAGCGGAGGTCTTCGAGTGCGTACTTGGCTGCGAACTCGCCGGAAGAACCGGAATGCCGCTGGCCGCGAAACATGTAGGGCACCCGCTCCCACTTGAACGGCTTATCCTGCTTCTGGTCGTGGGTTGCTATCCTGGCGGGCATCGAGAGGCCACTCGCTACCCGATCAGCAACCCATTTCGGCAGCTTCTCGGCATGCAGTGAGACCCACCCCGCCAGTGATCCCTTCCAACTTACGCCGACATCGTTGCACGCCACGACGCCATCAAATTCCATGACATCCAGCGCTGCTTCAATATCGGCCCAGACGCATTTCGCTCCGCCGAGAATGAGCGCTATCGCCAATGCTCTTTGACCCAAGGCAAATGGCCGAGCTGATGAGGCTTCTCTTGGCCGTGGAAGTAACAAATCCGGGCATCGCCGAGTCCGTTTTTCTTCACATGGCCCTTGTAGGAGACGACCTGACCGGGGAAGATGTCGTCGATCATGCGGTGCGGCTGCTTGCGCATCCACTCCATGTCGTTTTCACCGTTCCAGTTGTCGTAAACAGACCACTTTTCAGCCGGAATTAGGGCGACGCCGTTGCAAGCCCTAGATGGGAAGAACGGATCGCGGGGCAACGCAATCACGTCCTCCTCAAGGCAATAGCGAGCCAACCCGTCGACATTGCCCAAGACGATTGTATCCAGCCCGACCAGGATCATCGGAACGCCAAGCCGGTAGGGCTCTATGCAAGTGGCGTACGATGGATTCGGATCGAGCAAGAGAACCTGCTGGATCTCAGGCTCGTTGAACTCATACGGCTTGTCGACGAAGCACAGGAACTCGAAGTCCATGGTCAGATTGCGGGCAAAGCCGCGATAGATCTTTTCTACCCAGCTCTGGCTATAGCAGCGCGAGAAATCCCTTGAGGCGTTGTTTGCCTGCCAGAACAGTGTTGCGATGGTGATCAAGCCGCCCACCGCATGCGCTCGCGCCTCCAGTCATCCGTCAGCTGCGCCAGATAACCATTGCGCTTGAGCACGTAGCCGGGAGGAACGGGCCTCTCCGCCACCGCGCCAGCAGCGACAATCGAGCCGTCCCCGACCCGAACACGTGGCAGGATCACCGCATTGGCGCCGATCGTGCAACGATTACCGACAATTACCGCGAACCGCTCACCAGAGCGAAGCGCCGCGTCGTCATAGCCTTCCTTGTCGAACCTCGGCCACATGTCGTTGCAAAGCGTCACATTTGGGCCAATGAACACGTCAGAGCCGACCTTGAAACCTGCGCCCGCTGCAAATCCAGCGCTGATCAGTACCCGATCGCCGTAGATCGAGCCATCCAGCATGGCGAAGGGCGAGACGCTGCAATCCTCGCCTAAAACCGTTCCCCGGGTGATCGAGGCGAACTGCCAGACCTTTGTCCTTGCCCCTATCGATACGCTTTCATCAACCCATGCCCTGACATGAATCGAGGCGGTTTCGTGGATCACTGGACTGTCGGCTGCTTGGTCTGTTTGGCCGGCGGCGTCATTGCTGCCAACATAGCAGCTTCGTCATCTGGCGACGGCTGCTCGCTAAGAGCATCCTTGGCGATCTTGTCGATATCGGCATCCGGCGGCAGGACACCGAAGCGTCGAAGACCGTAGAGGTAATCCCTGTGCCCGAGATCGCCAGTTGCCCTGGCATCCTTCAGCGCGGTCAGTGGCGCCTGAGCGTTCTGCTCGACACTGAAGTCAGTGTTGACATCGACCTCAACTGTCTCGGCCTGGTTAAGCCATTCCGAGGTGAAGGTGAATGCCTGTTCGAGCACATCTTTCAGCCCGAGAGCCCATGCCTCAACCACGGAATGAGCCTTGGCAGCCTCAACGCTGGTAGCTGTCGCTGTGACCGTGCCTGACTTCTGCGTCATCGGCTGCATCGCGAGCCGGCGCATGTCGTCCACGACCTGCTTGATGCCTTCCCTGATCTCTTGAAGAAGCTGCGCATCCGGCGAGATGTAGGACCATTTCGTATTGGTCGTGCCGTTCTGGTTCGGAGGCGCGAACAGAATGCGCTTCGGCCCGACCTGGAATTGCCCGCCATCCGAAGGCGGAGCAATGCCCTCGCCCTGAAGCATCGGAGACCCGGCATAGGTCTCGATCTCGTCCTGCCGGGAGAGCTTTCGGTAAAGCTCAATCTGCATGTCAGCAAGGTCGAGCAGCGGCGGCTTGACCTTCTGCGATCCTTCCCGCCCGCCAGTCCAGAAAAGGGCCAGTGGAACCTCGGGCAGCGTCATCTTGCCTTCAGCTACCAGCTGGTAGCCGCTCTCGCCCTTTTCGTTGGTGTATTTCTCCCAGAGTTGCCACAGGCCAGGCTCAAGGACGCGGATGCGTTCGATCTGTGCCTCGCCGAATCCATCGCGCACCGTTGCGCACTCGCGGATGCGAACGTGGGTGATGATCTCCCTGCTTCCGACGAATGCGGTGTAGAGCGCAATGATGTCGTCAGCCCGGATACTGACCCAATAAGGACGCGCGCCAATTTGCCTTTCGTCAGCAAGCGTTGCGCCCGGAGAAATGGCAGGGAAATCGACCAGAATGCCATGCAGGCCCTTGGCGATCCCGCCACGAAATGTTTCGCGCGAAAAGGCGGTCAGGTTATTCCCGCGCCCATCGATGTCCTCGGCGATGTCCTTGATCGGCTGCGATGCGCCCTTACCAAGCGATACTTCCTTGCCGAATGGCTTCGACGCCAAGCTTTCAAGGGCGTCGACGAACTCCGGGCGCCAAGGTGCTGAATCTAGGCGGCGCTTGTATTCGTCCGGCCCTTCCGCCTCATATTTCGGCAGATAGGTTTCCGCCTGCTTCCGGATGCGCAGAGGACCGGCCAGAATATCGTCGATCATGCACCACTGCGGCGCCATGTCTCGATAAGCACAGGATGGGGTAGACGGATCGGTATTTGTCGTCATCTCAACCCCAATGCATCGGCATGGAAGCAGCCGTTGGCGATCTCGGCCGGGGCGCGAAAGCCATCACGAATGCGTCAGCTTTGTTCGGCGAGGGGATTTCCCTGTTCGCCAAGTCTTTCTTGCTCTCGACCTTGGCCTTGCCCCTCGCATCAAAGTCCTTGCGAGGCGTTGAAAGCTCATCGATCAGATCGTCCAGATGATCGCACTCGCTCGAAATGCTGATCATGTCCTCTTCGGCGGCGATCTGGCCTTTCGTCACCGCATTGAAAGTGTTGCGGAGCCGGCGTGCGACTTCCCACCACGATTGGGCCTTGAGATTGGCGTAGAAATCGCCGTTGAAGGGGGACTTAGGATCGTTCAAATCGATCCGCATGCCCTTGTTGACGACCTCACCGCCTGCATTGAACTTGTGGTAGGCTACCGCGACTTTCTTTTCGGCATTCAGCGCCTGGAAGTGGGCGCCAGCGAAAGCTCCGACGCCGATGCAGTCGTAGTCGATCTCCGCGCCTTCCTTGACAGCTAGGGCGTGTACGCGAGACGCGGACTTC